AAGAAAGCCGAAAAACTTGGATACGTTGTAAAGAATTCGGAGTTAGTAAGTAAGCGCCCCGTTGATATGCCTAATTACGGTTTTTTACCAAGTAACCCGCAACCTAAACGAGAAATAACAAGATAATGGCTGAAGCACTACTAATTACAAGAAACGACGTTGTAAAATTCACTGCAATGAATGGCAACGTAGACACGGACAATTTTATTCAGTATGTCAAAATAGCGCAAGACATTCACATACAAAATTATTTAGGTACTGATTTACTTGAAAAAATTAAACAAGATATTGTAGACGAAGATTTATCGGGTAATTATTTAGCGCTTGTTGTTAACTACGTTAAGCCGATGCTTATTCACTGGGCAATGGTTGAATATTTACCCTTTGCGGCTTACACAATAGCGAACAAAGGTGTTTATAAACACAATTCGGAAAACGCTACGAACGTTGAAAAAGTAGAAATTGATTTCTTAATAGAAAAAGAGCGTTCTATTGCACAACACTATACTGAAAGATTCATCGATTATATAGCATTTAACAACGATTTATTCCCGGAATACAATAGCAATTCAAACGGGGATATGTACCCCGACACAAATAACAATTATACTGGCTGGTATTTATGAAGAACTACAAACCAAAAGACGAAAACATAAAGAAATTATTAACCTATTTAAGTAAGCAAAATGGCAAACGTAAAGATAAGTCAATTAACGGCAAAGGGAAGTAATATAGTTGCTACCGATCGTTTTGCAATTGCGCAAGACGATGGAGGTGGTACGTTTTCAAGTAAGTACGTAACGGGCGCTCAAGTATTCAATAAAACAATGGTTACTTATTCGGCTGCGTTAAACAACTTGGTTTTATCGGATGCTAATAAAATTATAAAAACGGATCGAGGTACGGCAAATGATTTACGTATTCCGTTAAATTCAAGCCATGCGTTCCCGATAGGAACCGAAATGATTATATTTCAACATGGTGCGGGACAAACAACTATTGCTGGAACTGCTGGAGTTACATTAAATTCAACGGGTGGTAAAACTAAAACAACGGGACAATATTCGGTTGCAACGTTAATAAAGGTAGGTACCGATGAATGGGTTTTATTCGGAGATATAACAACTTAAAAAAAAAATAATATGGCGAATGATATAGGATGGGGTGAAGGAGCGTGTAATAACGATATAGGCTGGGGAATAGCACAAGAATACTTTTCATGTAGTGGTTCGGGTGAAGCACCCGTAGGAGCTACATTAATGAAAACGGGACAAACTACTTCATATAGAACGGGCGACGATGGCGACATTGAAGCGGGACGTGCTACTTCATTTAGTGTTTTAAGCGCTAATAACCCTTTCGGAAATACGAATAGATTTACGGATACTTTAGGCGGTACGTCTTATGCTAATAATATTGTACTTGACTGGAGTACATATAATGGCACAACGGTTTTAGGGTGGCACCGTTTAGCTATGCCAACCGTTGGAACTTACACTTGGACACAAGCAATTGACGCTGCTTTAGCATTTACAAGCGGTTCGTTTACTACTGGTTGGAAGTTAGCAAATATTGCTGAATATTTTAGCTTATATAACTGGGCAAATTCGCCAGCAAATAAATTGAATTATTCGCCTTTTAGTTTAGTAAATGACTTTTGGTCAAGTACAACGGACGCAAACAACACGGCAAACGCTTTTTATTCTATTAATTCAACTACCTTGCATATTTTCACAACGGGAAAAACAGCTGGAGTAAAAGCATTATTTAATAGAACATTTACAGTTTCAGGAACAACTTTATCTTAATATATAAAAAAATGGCAACTTACAAATTCCCTCAATTTAACGTAACAATAACCAACCCCGTAGTTACGGTTGAAAAAATCAACGATTTAATAAACGAAAAAACTTGTAGCGCTGATGTGCTATTAACAACTAATTCCGCAATCTTCGGTGTAACATTTTCAGGTTTTACTTACGTTGAAAGCTGGGACGACCAAGACGTAATAGACTGGGTTAATAATGTAGAACTACCGAAATACCAAGTTAAATGAAAATGATACCGATAACACAATTCATTGAAGTGATAAAAAAACAAGGAGCAATAGGAGTTTTAGCGTTATGGCTTGCGTATACGCATTTCGAAGTACAAGACGTAAAAGACCGTTTATACAATTGTTTAGATAAAAACGAATACTACAACAGAAAGCCTATTGAAGAAAGGCAACCAATTTTACCAAGTGTAAAAAATGACACAGTAGCCGTAGTTGAAAATAAAAGCCGTAAATTAGCGAAAAAATAATTTATGAAGCTAACTAATAATTTTAATTTAAACGAGTTTAATAAGCACAATTTTCCGCTTACCGAAACTATTTTACGTAACATTCAAGAACTGGCGAAGAACTTACAAGTTTTACGTGATGAGGTAAAGAAGCCTATTAAGATTACAAGCGGGTACAGAAACGCGGAATTCAATAATAAAATAGGCGGTGCAAGTCAATCGCGACATATTACGGGACAAGCTGCTGATTTAAAAATTGAAGGTTACACGCCTAAACAAGTAGCGGCAATAATTGAAAAGTTGATAGCGGCTGGTAAAATGAAACAAGGCGGTTTAGGAACTTATAGCACCTGGATACATTACGACACTCGCGGCACGGCTGCACGTTGGACTAAATAAAATAATTATGGCAAAGAAAAAAATAAACATTGACACGGATAATATAGACGTGAATTTAGAAAAAGACGGAACGAACGTAAAGATTGATATTGACACGAAGAACGTAGACATTAAAATAGTACGTGACGAGATACGCAAAGAATTCGAATTAGATTCTAAAAATATAGATATTCACGTGGAAAAGACCCCGGAGGGCGTGGAGGTGAAAGTCGATGCCAAAGGGGTTCTTTGGAAAGCAATCGCTAAAAGAATAGTAAAATTTGTTTTAAGACGTTTCAAAGTAGGAAAATAATTTTTTATATTTGTACGCATTTCATACGATGCTTTGTTTAATTTATGATTGACCCCTATTTCGGTAGGGGTTTTTTTATTTATATGAAACTTTTTTTAAAATATTTCGTTTAGATAGTTGTTATATTAATTATTTATATTAATTTAGCAGAAATATTTAAACAAATAATTATGAAAGACGCAATTAAAAAAGAAATTTTAGACCTACAAGAAGCTTGGAAAAAAGGTATTACGGGAATGAGTGTAAATGAATATACAAGCACATTGCACGAACTATATAAAAAGTTAAAAAAATAATTTAAACAAAACACTATGAAAAAACGAACAGGAATTTTAATTAACTCAATAATTATTTTGTTGGGTGCTAACTACGAAAGCTATTTATTATTAGGTGCTGGCATATTATGTTTATCTTTAGTATTAATTTCTAAAACTAAAAGAGATGAAGTCAAAAATTAAAAACGCGGTTAACACGTATTTTCCGCACCGTCCTAACGTAAAGTATTTAAGCCGCAAGTGGAAAACTAAAATTTGTCCTGAAGATAAAGGCGGTTCGTTCAACGAAAAGCTATATTTAGACTATTTAGATGCAATATTAAACTTTACAAAATGAACGGTAACGGCACGAAAAAACGGACTAAACGAGTAAGTGTTACATTCGAGTGGACAGTACAAACCGATTTGAGGCTAATTTTAGACGAATTAAAGGACTTAATAGGCACGGGAATAGAAATGTATCACGATCAAAAGAAAAGCGTTCAAATCGAAGATAAATGGCACGAAGTAGAATTTAGACAAGAATACTTAGATGTTATTCATGATAGCGTAGAACGAGAAATAAACGGGGAATTAAAATTAGTAATTAAAAGTAAAATTTAAATCATAATAAAATGACACCAAAAGAAAAAGCGCAGGAATTATTTGATAAATATTTTGAATTTGTTGAGGCTTATAGCGTTCAAGGACAATATGAAAATGCTAAACAATGCGCATTGATAGCAGTTGATGAAATACTTGATATTGTTAAACATATAGATGTTGATTCTGAAGATTATTGGCAAGAAGTTAAACAAGAAATAATTAACCTTTAAATCAGAATAGGAATGGCAAAAAGATATTTTGACTCCGAAACTTACAAAAAGTTAGGACAACCAGACTTAGGTGCAAAAATGTATTTTATAAGAAACGGCAAAAAAGTGTGGGGAACTGTTTCTTCAGTACATT